TTGTATGGTCATTTGAATCAGCACCATCTCTACAAGATATCGATGAGGAAGTACAAGCCTTCGAAGAATTGTGGGGTTGCTCACCGCAACTGATTGTGGTAGATAACTTAATGGATGTAGCCACCGACGGTGGCGAAGAGTTCTCTTCAATGAGGGCTATCATGAAGGAGTTGAAGTATCTTGCTAGAGCTACGAACGCTGCGGTTTTGGTGTTACATCATACGAGTGAAGCGGTATCTGGAACTCCTTGTCAGCCTCGTTCCGCGATTCAGGGAAAGGTGGCTCAGCTCCCCGCACTCATTTGCACGCTTGGTGTGGTGGGGACATCAATGGGCGTGGCGCCTGTCAAAAACCGTTATGGTAGAGCGGACGCAGGTGGAGGACTTATGACTTGGATTGCATTCAATCCTGAGTATATGTTCGTTGAAGATATACCAGAGAATGTTTAGGAGTTATTATGGATAACCAAGAACTTCGTGAAGAGATAGCGCAAGAGATTGAAGACTACCTCAGAAACAATATAGATATTCAACCTTGGGTTGATGTAAGAAACTTTAAGTTTTGCGCTAGGATTGTCAGAGGAGAACTTAAAAATGGATGATGATTATCTAGAGATACATGCAAAAGAGATGGCCTATGCAGAAGTTAAGAGAGAAGTACAGAAGTTTTTACAGAAGATTAATGATGCCAAACCGACAGTTAGGGACGATTATACGCAGGGCGTATGCGACGGACTTGACTGGGCGACGAGAATACTAGAGAAGGATAAGAGCGCATACTAATGGCTAACCCTAACGGACGTAAAGGTGCACAGTTCGAGACCGATGTAATGCGTTGGCTTCGTGATAACAATGCTGTAGCTGAGCGTCTTACTAAGGCTGGTGCCAAAGATGAGGGCGACTTGTATGTATTCCTTCAAGGTAAGACATACATTATGGAGTTAAAGAATCGTAAGAAGCTAGACTTACCTGCCTTCTGGGACGAGGCGCAGGTTGAGGCAAAGAACTACGCGAAGGCAAGAGGGTTGGGTACGGAGCCCTCTGCCTTCGTTGTAGTCAAGCGTCGTAACCATAGCGTAAAGAACGCTTGGGTTATACAGGACTTAGAGCAATGGATGAGAGAGAGACATGAATGACTTACCAAGTATTAGAGATGTGCTTATCCACTACGGTGCAGACATACGACGCAACTACGGGCAAACGAATTTGCGATGTCCGTTCCACGGAGATACACACCAATCAGGCACAGCAAACTTGGACACCAATGTCTTCATCTGCTTTGCATGCGGAGTTCAAGGAAATAGTTTACAAATCATTTCCCAAAGAGAAGGAATTAGTGTAAGAGATGCAAAAGACTTTGCAGAAAGAATTGTTGGAACGGGCAGCGGAGAAGTACGCGGCAAACATTTATCAGGCAGAAGGCTACCTAAAAAGCAGGGGCATTCCAATAGAGATAGCACGGCTGGCGCGATTAGGCGTAGTCGTAGAGGCTGAGGTTGGACATGAAGCATACCAAGGAAGGTTGAGCATACCATATGTTACTAAGACTGGCGTTGTAGATTTACGGTTTCGTTCGCTCAATCCTGCAGTGGAGCCGAAGTACATGGGACTCACTGGAGCTGAAACTAAAATGTATAATGTTCTTGACATTGAGCGTGCAAGTAATTACATTGGTATATGTGAAGGCGAGTTGGATACTATTACTCTTAGTTCCTGTGTCGGTATTCCTTGTATTGGTGTTCCAGGCGCTAACAGTTGGAAGAAACATTACACGAGACTTCTTGCCGACTTCGAAAGAGTCTTTGTCTTTGCTGATGGTGACCAACCAGGAAAAGAATTTGCCAACAGTCTCGCCCGAGAACTACCAGTTACTATCGTCCAATTCCCCGACGGAGAAGATGCTAACTCGTTCTATATTTCTAACGGGGCGCAATCAATACTCAGGAAAGCAGGACTAGTCAATGATTGAGTTCCGTCATGGTGATAAGTATAAGTGTCCTGAGTGTGGGGAAATATTAGATAATGCCTTTGATGTGGTTGAACATATGGTTGAAGATGGAGAAGAGTTCAACCCTTCAATGATAATGCCAGGTGGTTTCCGTTTATTACTTGGTAGTCTATTGCGTGGGCTATACGATAACAAAGATGATGCTGAGTATATCAGCCAGATAACACAGTCAGCATACATAACTTTATTCACGGCAGAGTGTTACCCTGAGATGATTGGGGAAACTGTTGAGGATATTATAGTAGAAAGCGTAATGGAAAACTTCGATGGAGAACTCAGTAAACTATTCAAGGATAGAGAGTGATGAGATATGGCAGATTATAGAACACCTAGCTGGCATGGGCTACCAAATAACTGGGACAAACAAAGACAAGGATATCCTGACGGTGACCTTAAGCGTCCCACTATTAACAAAGAAGAAGTTGTACGATACCCCACGCAGTTCGAAGAAGACGTAAGAATTGTATATGATGAGTTGATGTCGGTGCTGATTAAGAAGCACAAGGATTATGGCGCTAAGAATATTGCTGACGCCCCTGGCGGTGCGCTCAATGGACTTCGTGTTCGTATCCATGATAAGACTGCTCGTATCAATAACTTACTAGACTTCCAACGCAAGGCTGAGTATGAATCCCTTGAGGATTCTTTCAAAGACTTAGCTAACTATGCCATCATAGCATTACTAGTACTCAGAGATAAATGGGATAAGTAAATGGTAAAGAACTCTTCGTTCGATTTAGACTTTGGGTATGGTCGTAAGGGTGAGCAATTGGTCGAGGAGTTACTTACTGGTGGGCGCACAGTAGAAGTCAAGCGCGACAGGAAGTGGTGGATTACCAACAACTTATACATTGAAGTTGAGTGTTGGTTTAATAAGTCTAAAGCATGGGAGCCATCAGGTTTATCGGTGACTCAGGCTGCGTACTGGGCATTTGTGCTAGAGCAATCAACTGTTATCGTGCCAACTCATATCCTAAAGAAGGGTGTGTTAGAACTTGGCAGGGAAATCTCCTGCGAAGTACCACCTAATAAGTCCAAGGGTTATCTCATCACAGTTGAAGACTTGCTCACAATGACACGCAAGTATAAGAATGAGAAAGAATAATGGACTGGAATAGAATCAAACGCTGGGAGTATGTAGTCACGGCAGTTGCTAGTGAGTACGCTAAGAAGTTTACTATCTGTGAGTACGAAGATATCAAGCAAGCATTATACCAATGGTTTGCTGAGCACCCTAACAAGCTGGATACTTGGGAAGCAATCGGTGAGAAGGATGCTAAGAATCTAATCTATCGTAGTCTAAGGAATGAAGCGTTGGATTATTGTCAGAGATGGAAAGCCAAGACAGTTGGCTATGATGTAAGTGATTTATATTATTATGAACCAGGATTAGTAGAGATTCTATTGCCTACTGTGTTGATGGGCAACTTTCATATTGCTCCTAAACTAAACCTTAGTGGTGCAGGTGGCAGACCTTCAGCACCAGCGGAGGGTGGCAACATACAAGTAATGTTACTTGAAGTTGACTCAGCATATTGGAAGTTATCTAAAGAAGATAGAAAGATATTATTCTTCCGACATGCCGAGTCGCTAGACTTCAAGGAGATAGCCAACTTTCTATCTCTGGGCACGGAGGACGCAGCGAGAATGCGTCACAAGCGTGCAATAAAAAGACTCGTCAATAAACTTGGTGGGCGTAAGCCTTACCTTGACGAGGACTTAGATAAACCAGATAGCAATGAAAGTGATGAGAGCAACAGTAGTGAGTATGGAATTGATGTCAGCACCACCGAGGAAAGCACAGGTGGAGAGGAATAACATCGAAGTCCAATACTTCACCAAGACTCGCTCTCATCAAAGCCAATAGCGTCTCCGCTACTCATGAGTGCGTCGACATATTCGTCTTCACTTGCGAACTCAGGATACCATTCAAGTATCTGAACACCGATAGATATATCTAAGTCTGCTACATCTACATCTATACCTGCGCTATGGTCTGCGTAGTTCTCAAACCCTAACCTCAGTAGAGATAAGTCATACTGGAATACACCATCGGGGGTTGCTGCTATAAGTAGTGGGGTAGATTCAGAGCTACTCGCACCAATTAGAATGTTATCGTAATCCTCTTTAGTTATTACAGGCTGACCTTCGGTGAAGGCTATTACATAGCCGTATAATTTATCAGAGTCGCTACTGATAACTGAGTATCCATCTAAGTTAGTTATCTGTAAATCCTCACAGAGATGTGCCTTGATTAGGTTGCTCACATCTTCGGTGTTCAAGTTGTAAGTTATCATTTATCCTCCAGTCTTGTAGAAGCCAGTACCCTTGAACTGAATACCGACTGCGTTGTATATTCTTGTCGAACTAAATCCGCAGACGCAAGTGACTGGTTCGTCACGCTCATCTACGCTTCGGGGAAGTATAGTAAGTGACTCGCACTTACCACATCTATATTCATATGTCGGCATGCTATCCTTCCAGCGTGCTACCCTCAGGGGTAGGCGCAGTAGCTAGCGTGCCACAATCAGCGCACTCCATATCTACAAAGTACATATTGATAGTGCCATCATCAGAATTAAATACAGTCTTGAGATTCCATATCTCACTACCGCATGGGCATACTGTCGTCGGTGTCCCACGAATATCCATCGCACTCTTGTAGTCGGGCTTGAGTTCTGTTATGTGCCTTGGCTCTTCCATTTCGTCTCCAATCTTTAATTAAATCAGGTGCGTTAGCGCACTCGGTTGGCGATGTATGATACGCCCACTTAAATACTTTACTACTTAACTTGTTAGGTATCACTATGCTCTCACCTACGATAGGTTTATCGCATGTTGAGCAGATTAAAATACCCCTTGATTGTAGTAATGTCAAGGATTTACCCATCAATACCAACCCTTCTTTTTGAAGTGAGCCCAAGCTTGACAGGGAGTTGAGTATCTATAATAGATATACTCTAGCCCCCTGTCAATCTGCTTGGTAGGGGGTGTTGCTGGGTCTAGCCCTAGTATCTGTGGAATACCGCCAGCGTTCTTGCCCATAACTTTTACTTTGTTGTATGCGCTGGGCTTCCATGCTGACTCCTTACCCCACAATTTACTAAGGCAGGACATCTGTTTGTCGCGCCAATCGGATAGCCTGTTGAAGGCGTAGCCTTTGCTATCCTCTACTGTCCAAGTATCTTTCTTTGAATACTTGTGCGGTGTGGCTAGTGGTTCTACTATCACAATGGTAAAGATGATAGTAAATATTAGTGCTCCTATGTAGTGAGTGATATGCCTTGCCATATTCTTACTCCTTCTGCGAATGTGATAGCATCGCTTCGGATAGTTCGGTTAGTAGGTATGCCAGCCATGAGTATTCTCTCACCTGCTAGCATGCCACCCCATATACCATACTCTATGTTCTCAGGCTTCATGCCTTCGGCTAAACACTCTGCTTTAATGGGGCAATCTTGGCAGATACCAATAGCAAGCATAGCACTATCGGCAAGTCTTTTACGCTTAGCCATAGTGGGTCTGCCCTTAGGTTGCTCAGGAAACCACATGTCTGGCTTCGGGTGGGTGGAGCA